ACCAGGAAGATGCTCACCAGAATCGCCGCGGCCGTGGTGTTGCAGATATCCATGTCCTTGAGGAAAGTCCGAGTCGCGCCGCCAACCGTGTAGAGCGTCGAAACCCCGACCCCGATCGCCGCTTGTCCTAGCTGATTCGGCGTGACGGTCTGGTAAGCCATTCACATGCTCAACCAGAGAAGGACCGCATTGCTCGCGCTCGCTGCACCTGTAACCACAACCGTGGATGCGGCCTCATTCGTCGCATCGGTCATTGCGAGCTGAATCGCTAAGTCATCGTTCAGCGTCAGGGATGAACCGTGAGACTTAGCAAGCGTCACAAGAAACGTATACCACTCGCGCGACATTCTCCCCGTGTCGGAATAGATGACTGGGGAGTCATACCGAGGAGCAACAAGAGAGGTCATTGCGAAAGTTCCTCGCCCATGACGTTCGCTCCTGTCCAGGAAATGCGCTGCGTCATGTTGGTCGCGACTCGCAGCACGGTATCCCGTCCCGCGCCCGCCCGGCGCCAGCGCGCGCGGGCTTTGTACTCCCCGATCTTGCCGAGCTTCTGGAAACGTTCGTAGCCGAAGCGCCGGCCGTTATCGCGCGAGATCTGAAGCCACACGAGCGGAGTTCCGCCCGCTCCGTCCCCGTCCCCGGTCAAGGCCATGAGTTCGATCAAGTCAAGCCGCACCTTGTGATGCTCTTCGGGAGTGATCTCCCACGCCCTTTCACGGTAGATCGGTGTTCCGGCATCATCGGTGAGATTCAGTCCCATGCGGTAAATCTTGCCGTTCTGCCAGTCCCCCACCAGGTGATCGTTGTTGAAGAACGCATGACAGTTCCCCCGATGGCGGTGCAGGAGTCCGAGAGAATCCATCCACGCGCGCTGATGCCACATCTTGGTCGCGACGTCGTACGCCCAGGTGGCATCCCCGGTGGGGAAGGTGAGCACGTAGAACGTGTGTCCGCCTTCCTGATACGCATAGCCGATCGCATCCGTGATGTCAGAATATCCAGCCAGGGCATTCTCGATTGGATGCGTGGAGATTCTCTGCGGGATATACGCGTTGTTGCGATAGATGACCCCACGGCCGTTTATATCGCGTCCCAGCCAGAAGGTAGAGTTGTCCAGCTTCACCGGGCTCCACTTCGCGCAACAACCCTGCTCGATGTATCCACCTGGAGCGCGCTCGAAGGGAAAGAACGCCGCTCCCGTATCGGTCCAGATCTCGATTGAGCCAGTCCCGAAAAGCCCCACCTCACGGTGATCGCAGATGATCGAGATCAGATCATCAGGTGAGCCTTCGGCTGTGGCGATCGAGAGCGCGTTGAGCGCACTCAAGTCCCCGAGATTCGTGAGCCCGAACTGACCCCCGGTGCTTTCAGTGAACAGCCCGTAATTATCCTGGCCGGCAAGCACTGAATTACTCGGCGCCCCCGAAACCGCGGCAATCGCCGTTCCATCAAGGGTTACGAAATGCCAGCCCGATTGATGCGCGATGGCGAGCTGTACCCCGTTATCCACCATCGAGACCCGGCCCGAATTGTTGGGCAGGGTCCCAAGATTCGTCGCGTTATAGGCTGAATCGAACCGATAGACCGTGTTACCGATGACGCCAAAGAGCCGATACGTTCCAACCGAGGCCCCGCGTGTTACCCACAGTCCCCGCACCTCTCCGCTTCCGGTGTAGACCGTCTGCAAGCCTGGTGTGCCATAGAATCCACCGACCTCGGAACCTGAAGTCTCAACCAGCTCGGGGTAAATGTTGATCGCGGTCTGAGAGGCAAGGATCGGTGAGCGCGAAGCGTAGGCTTCGCCCAGAAACGAGGTTTTCAATTCAAGCCACTCTCGCCTGAAGTTTCGAGCCGCGCGTTACACGCCGTCGCTCTTGCTCATTCGCCGCCTGTACCAGTTCCTTGTACTTGCCCTCCCAGATCGTGAGGCGTGATGTCTCACCGACATACGGAGCACTCTCGGACAGCGCAGCATAGAGAAACACGTCCGGGTGACGGGTGAAAAGCACATTCAGAGCTGTAGAGATATCAGCAAAGCGCTTGTAATACTGCCCCGTCACCGAAGTCCCATCGGCCTGCGCGGGAAAGAACAGGAGCTTGTCGCCCTGGAAGGTATAACGGACCGGATTACTTGCCGTGACATTGCTCCCCTGGAGCTGGATCTGATTCTGTACCGCTTCCCATGGCGCATAGGTTGCGACCACTTTGTTTGCGATGTAGGGAGCCCCGCGCAGCTCGAGAAAGTCTGCCGGCAAGGTGGCGAGGTTCGCCGTCGTCGTGAGCGAGAACGCCGTGTCCTGCGTGCTCGAACGTAACTCGCGATACAACCTCTGTTCACCGGCGCCGATGATGAGATCCAAAATCGGAACGGAAAGATCGGACTGGCTCACGTCGTCTCCGTCGATGAGCTGCTGGCAAGCGGTCCTGAAAGCAGCGTAGGTTGCGAAGTTCATACGATGGGACTTCCGTCCGTGGCTTCCAAGTGAGGTTTGGCAAGCGCTACAACGAAGAATGAATGTTCACTGCTGGCCTGAAGCGTCTGCAATTCCCAGCGCTCAAGCAGTTTCGGTACCCACCAGGCCATCGGTTGTTGGATCAAATGCGCGTTGCGGCCGTCCGAGAGCACCTTGAGCGCTGGCCCCATGTCGATCGACGCGAAAAGGATTGCTTCCGTTAGCCGGCACAGATCATTTAGCACCGACTCGATACAATCAGGTTCCACGTGCTCGAGTACATCGATACATGCGACCATTTGCGCCGGTAGCGGGGCCTTCGAGTACCGCGGTACACCTGGGTCATACGCCTGATACGTCACCTTGTGCGGCACCTTCAGGTGCTTGGCGAGATTGACGTTGATTCCGCAGCCGTAATCCAACAAATGCGTGACCTCCATGCGCTTGATGATCTCGGAAATGATCGGCGCATAGAGAATGCTCGCGGTCCCATAGACTCCTGACTCGTGCAGACGTTGCTGCTCAGCGCGATACGCGCTGGAGATCAGAATAGGCGAGCCGTTGTCGGACATGGTCTGCATGAACGGAATTTCCCATCAGTTCCTGCCAGGAAACGGTTTTGAATGCCTCATTGCATTCACTGGCGAATGGTTCTTCCTCCACTCCGCGCGTTTCAGGCCATATTGGTACGCCCTGAGTGTAATGATAGAGCTTCGCCGTCGCGGGAGTCGTATAACCCACGCAGTGATTCCACTCCGAAGGCAGTGCTGCAATCGTACGAGTCCACTGCCGATCGAATAGCTGATTCGTGCGTGTCTCAATAAACTGCGGCGTCAAAATCTTGCAGCGCTCGCAATTGAATACCATGAGAGATGCCCACTCGAATTCTGCCTGCTCAATCATCATCGCGACATCTGCATCGAACTTGAAGAACAACTCCGCGATGTCGGCCTTGACGACCATATCAGGATCCAGGAATGCCGCTTGACCCTCATAACCGCACAACCACGGTACCAGGAACCGTGAATAGGTGAAGTCAGTAAGCCCCCGCCGCTTGATTGGCAGTTGCCCGAGAATCAGGGGTGTAATGGCAACGAGTCGGCTGGCGTGGCGGATGATCGAGTGTTGAAGGACGTTATAGGCAATCGGCTGGCGTGAGTCATAGCCGATGAAGACCCGCAATGCTTGAGGACTAGCGGAACCGCTGCTTGAATGGTTTTGATCCATGAGCCTTGATACTCAATCAGTGTGGCCGGATGGAACGGCAATCCTGCATGATACTTCCAGCAGGAGGATTTTGATTTCATCGCGAAAGTTTTCGTGCCAATAGCACCCGAGAGATGAATCACGCTCGTCGGCACGCCTATAACCGCATCGAGAGAAGCGACTAAAGCTGCGGTATCGTCATAGTCCGCAGTCAATGTGCCCCATGGATATTGCGTGAGTTCCACGCTCGGATGCTGCTCCAGGAAAGCATCGATTTCCTTTTGCACGTCCTTGTACTGCAGGCATACAAAATGAGCATCAATCGCCTCGAATAGCGGCAACCAGTTCGGTAGATCGCAACGCCGCTCGCGCTGGCCGGTCTTTGATACTCCGCCCGTCCAGGCAATTCCAATGCAAGGCTTGCACTTCTCCGCTAACAGCGCCTTCCATTGCTTCACACGATCAGGACACGGGATGAGATACGGCGTACGTGGAAACGACTCATCCGAGAGGCGGAAGAATTCCCCTATCTGCCCTAAAGGCAAGCTCGCCTCGATGTTTCGATCCTCTTTCGCCCATTTCTCCTCTTTCACCCGCGTGCCGTAAACCTTCACCTGCGGGAAAGAGCGTGCAAAAAGTTTGGCGAGCCGTCCATCACAGTCGAGGATCAGTTTCCGGCAGACCTTCACAGCATCAGGAATCATCGAGGCAAAGAGAATCTCATCCCCCAAGCCCTGATCGGCATAGAGAGCCACGATCTTACCCAGTGAGCCATCCCACTCCGGTTCCCCCTTGTACTGCACCTTCTGGCGCCAGTCAGAGCCGATCGTGCCGTGATAGCCCTCCCAACCTCGCCAATCCCGCAGCGCGAGCTGGCAGAAGCCCAGATTCGTCAGCGCGCTCTTATGCGTCGGATCCACCGCGAGGACTTTCCTCACGTACTCCAGCGCCTTCTCGAACTGACCATTGTCGAGCGCAAGGGCTGAAAGATTGATCCACAGCACTGTGAAATCAAACTGGGTCTTCGAGAGCTTGAGCGCCCGCTGGTAATACCGTTCGGCTTCATCGATCAGCCACAATTTCGATGCGGCGTGGCCGAAGTTCGTCCAGGCCGCAGCATTCTCGGGCACCAACTGCGTCGCCGCACGCGCGAAGTGATACGCCTGCGTCAGTCCCCCGAGCTTGTACATCAAAAACGACGCCATGGTCAGCGCCTGAACGTCCAGGGGATTCTCGATTAGAAGCTTGTCGATCAGCTTCCACGCGAGCTCGGTCTGTCCATGCTCGGCCAAGTCCTTGGCGATGTGATAGGGACTATCCAAGCGAGATGACCTTGCCGCCCTTGCCGAATTCCTTCCCCGTAGTGCACTTCAAATGCGGATAGTACGCGTTGATCTCCTCGAACATGCGCTTTTGGTCGTTCTGATCGAACACGTTGATGCCCTTCGCGCGCATCTGCAGAATCACGATCGGCGGTAGCTTGGCGTAGAGCCACCAGCCCGCGCGAATCCCCTCGCGGTTCAACCCCGCTTCATTCGCGCAAGCCTTGGTGAAGTCCAACACCGGCTCGACGTCCGCGGTGCGAATCAGGGTCATTTCTTGCGTGGCTTCGGACCACGACAAGTCGGTGCGGATGCCGGTCAGGGGGTCGTACTCGAAGAATTCGCTCATTCTGGAAAAACCTTTACTAGCGCGCGGGCTAGTTTCAAAACATCTGAGTCCGTACCCGTATGTTTGGCAAGGTTATAACCGTGGCAAACAACACGGACGTTTCCCGTTGTATAACCAAGCGCCGGATCTATACGGTCCAGCGATGGAACAAAGATATTTCCATCCCGGAAACTTCCGGTCATCT